TTGATGGAACGCTCATTATCAACGCTGTCGGTCAGACCTCCACGACTGCGCTGTCCCCCATCGTCAACAAGGCTGCTGCCCGTGGTGACTCGTTCGTGGTCATCGACCCGGACAAGTCTTCGGAGACCCTTACCGAGGTTCAGACCGTCGCCTCCAACTTCGCTGGTCTGTCGAACGGTGGGTACGCCGCGCACTACGCTCCGGCCCTCAAGATGGTGGACCCCGCCAAGACTGGCCCCGGCGCTATCCGCACCACCTACCCGGGTGGTGCTGTCGCTGGCCTGATCTCCCGCACTGAAGTTCAGCGCTCGGTTGCCAAGGCCCCCGCTGGCTTTGCTGCTGAGATTAGCGGTGCGCTTGGACTCAGCGTCACCATGTCGGATGCCGACCTCGGTACGTTGTACGACGGTAACCCGTACGTCAACTCGTTCAAGGTCGTCCCCGGCGGTGGGATTGTGGCCTACGGTGCCCGCACTCTGGAGCGTGCCAACGCTGACAAGTTCATCCCGGTTCGCCGCACGTTGAACTACCTCAAGTACTCGCTCAAGCGTCTCACTGAGTTCGCGGTCTTTGAGCCTAACGATCAGAATCTCTGGAACCGCATCAACTTGGTGGTTTCTGGGTTCCTTGGCGAGTTCTACCGCTCGGGCGGTCTTCGTGGGGCTAATGCTAGCCAAGCCTTCTTCGTCGTTTGTGATGGAACTATCAATACTGCTGCAAGTATTGATCAGGGAATCGTGAACGTCGAGGTCGGCGTGGCACTCCAGTACCCCGCCGAGTTCATCGTTATCAACCTCAGCCAGTGGACCGGTGGTAGCAACACCGTTGAGTCCGTCTAAACCCTAGGAGTAAGATTCCATGGCAAGACCATCTATTTCAGATCCGCTCAGGAACTTTAAGTTCCGAGTTACTATTGAGCCGACGAACTCCACCCTCGCTGGCATCATGGAAGGAGTTTCCACCCTTGGATTCTCCGTCGTTTCGGGCCTCACGGTCCAGAACGAGATGATCGCTTACCGTGAGGGCGGCATGAACACCCATCCGCATAAGATGGTTGGTCAGTCGGATTACGGCCCCGTCACCCTGACCAAGGGTGTCTTCTCGGACCAGTCCCACTTGTACAAGTGGCAGAAGTTCCTGCACACGTGGTCGCAAGGCGGGATCAGTCCTGTGGAGAATGGCTCTACTGCTGGCAACAATGACTACCGGTGCGATGTCCTCGTTCAGGTGTTCGACCACCCCACGTCCAGTGGTCCGTACCAGAACGTAGCCCCGGGACTGGACGCGACGCCCCCCGGAGAGGCTAAGTTGGCCTATAAGTTGTTCAACTGCTGGCCCGCTTCGTTCTCCATGGGTGACCTCAACGCCGGTGACTCGTCTATCCTGATTCAGCAGATTGTCCTCAACCACGAGGGTTTTGAGTTAGGATTCTCCACGGCGGAGATCGCGGCACTTCCCGCGCTTAACTGATACACATAAAACTAGGAGTACAATTAGATGGATGATACGTCTACTGCTGACGCTATTAACACGGCTATCGAAGACCCGGTCCCCTCTATGGGGAACGCGCCGGACACATTAGTTGAGTTGATGCGTGGTATCCACGACTCGGATGCCGATAAGTGGCACACACTGGCTGAGATTAGGGAACTTAACGGAGAAGACGAAGAGTACCTAGCGTCTCTTGAGAACAAGAAGGGACTCCTGTACGCCGAGTACATGAACGCCCTTCTGGCGCGGGCAATTGTCCGCATCGGTTCTCTTGACGTAGAAGGTACTCGTGGGGAAAAGATCGTCAGCAAACTCATGCTTGCTGATAGGGATCTTGTTTATCTCCACATCGTTAAGGCCACCTACGGTAACGAGCGTGAGATCAAGGTGGCGTGCAGTAAGTGTGGTACTACCAACGATGTCGTACTTGAGTTGGATAAGGACTTTCCTATTACTTATCCTGAGTTCAACATCAAAGAGGGTATTGAAGTAGACACTTCCAACGGAACTGTGCGTCTTAGACTTCCTAACGCTGAAGACAGCGTGGAAGTCAACAAGATTGCTAAGACCGATGCGGAAGTCAACACCGCGATGCTCTCTCGTTGCACTATCTGGCCCAAGGGCGAGGCCCCCGATAACCCGCTTAAGTGGGCACGCGGCCTCAGCATGAAGGACCGTAAGAAGTTAGTTGACACCCTTCTCGGAATTGAGATAGGGCCGAAGATGAAAGAGGTGAATACTCAATGTGCAAGTTGCGACGAAGAAATGCCGCTTCTGCTCGATTGGGTCTCACTTTTATTCGGCTAACTTAAAAACTATATACTGGGAATACGAACAGATAGCCACTGCTTACCACGGGTTTAGTCTAGATGACATTAGGTCTATGTCAGTTCGTCAACGCGATTTCTGGTATCGTATGGCGAGATGGCGTAATAGATAGCGGAGGCTAGTATGGCTGTAGGGCCTAACGAGGAAAGACTGGATGGCGTAAACGGTAAAACGCTGGGCGCACAGTCCAAGTCTAATATCTCAGTAGACGCTTCTGCTTTTAATACCTTCAAGCGCAGCCTTAAAGAAGTTGTAGGGATTGCAAAGGAACTACGCACTGCCTTAAAGGATGCCGCAAAGGAATCCGCCAACATACAGGTAGGCGCAGACGGGGGCACTACCGGTGGTCCCCGCAACTTCTTTAAGGGATCGTTCTCCACGTTGCCTAAACTGGCAGCGGCAACCCCTGCCGTCGCGCAGGGCGGTGGAGGAGGTAGCGGGTCCGGCTTTGCTGGGATGCTCGGTCGGTACGGAGATGCCTTTGGGGCCAATGGTGGGCAAATGGCTATGGGAGCGGCCACAGCCCAGCAGATAGGTAAGCAGATATCGTCTGCTATAGGCACGATTGTCTCCAAGATGGACAGCCGCATTGAGCGCGGAGTTGCCTACGCGACTTCTGCTGACCGCTATAGCGTCCAGATGCAGCAGTTGACCGGACTTTCTCAGCAGGAGTTCAGGCAGCAGTTCCGTCTACCTTTGACTGACTACCGTCTTGGTGTAGGCGGCGTCAACGCCATAGTAGGTTTTCAGGCTCAGACTGGTGCTCGTCTAAACGAGGATTACATCAAGTCTATTGAGGGTCTTCGCGCACTTAGTGGTTATTCTAAAACTACTAGCCAGATCCTTCAGCAACAACAACAACTAATGGACCCCACTGTAGCCAACCGCATGTTTATGATGGGCGGAGTTAACGCCTTCACGTTCGGTGGTGGTTTAAGTAACCCCATAGAGATGCGCCAGCAAATAGCGCAGAGAATGGGGTTAATGAATGAAGACATTGCTAGAAGCGCTTTAATGCCGGGTTCTGTGACCCGAGCACGACTAGCGGATATGGGTCTTGGCGAAGAAATGCAGACTGAAATTATTCAGTACGGCATGTCACAGAGCGCCTTCAAGAGGCGAGGTGGTAGCGGCACCTACGACCCCAGTAACCCCTACCATCGTAGACTGATGGGGATTGAGGAGAATCTCACCACAGAGCAGGAAGAAACTGCGCGAGTTCAGGTTCGTCGTGAAGAGCAGTTTATGGATAAGCAGATCGACAATATGGCATCTGCTGAGCGCCGAGACCGTATGTTGATTTCTTTGATGGAAAAGGTTGAGAAAACCTTAGACTCACTTTACGGCGTACTGATTTCTACAGGACCCTTCAGAGGCGCAGCAGGCGGGGCCGCGCGTGGCATAAGTCAGGGATTGCTAGCCGCTGGTGGTGCTGCTATGTTTGCTCCCATCCCGGGCGCTCGCATTGCTGGCGGCATCATGCTTGGAATAGGGGCGCTGACCTCTACTTTGGGTGGTATAGGTGACGGCGATGCAGATCCCGGCGCTGCCCGTGGCGGCTCTCCCGCAACTCCCAGTCACTCAGCGGGCACGTTCTCAGATGGGTCTCGTGACAACGAGATCATGGTTCCCAGCGGAGGCCGTGGGTCCAGTCGCGTCCCCCTGTCGGAGTTTAAACGAAGTTCACGCATGATGAACCTTCAGCCCTCTCTACGTGAGCGGTTGCTTAACATGATGCGAGAGAATCCTAACATCGGTATTACCAGCGGTTACCGAGACGAGGCTGAGCAGGAGCGCCTGTTCTACGCACAAATGGAAGAGACCTCAGCAGACCAGTCTCAGGTTGAGTGGAACGGTAAGCACTGGAAGTCTAAGGCTGGCTACGCATTTACTGCGCCCCCGGGTTCTTCTATGCACGGAGTCGGACTTGCTGCTGACATCTTTGAAGAGGGCGATGGGAAGAGTTACGCATGGGTTGTTGCTAACTCAGCACGTTTCGGACTTAACAACTGGCGTGCTAAGGGTTGGAGGCATGATGAGCCTTGGCACGTTCAGCCTGACAATGTCCCGAGGTTCAGGAGCCAGTACGGTGGTGGTAACTGGAACCCCGCACAACAGAGGGCTACCGGTGGTAAGAAGACCGCCTCAGGGTACGCATTTGCTGAAGGTGTGGGTATCTCGCTAGAAGGCGACATGGGTCAGGACTTTAGTCAACTAAACATCAGTCAGCAGGTGCTCGCCCACGAAGCCCGAGGATTCCAGAAGTTCTTAAGCGGTGGCAGGTTTCAGGGCATGGTTAGCAGCAACGCTCGCAGAACTCAGAGCGCTTTGGGCATATCTGCCTATCCCAGTGGGGGCACCTTGACCCCTGAGCAAGTCGCCATTCTGGCTAAAGATGCTGGCTGGTCAGGAGACGACATCGCTACAGCGGTTGCCATTGCTGGCGCTGAGAGCGATTATGTATCTACTGCCTTAAACGGTGTACCACCAGATCTCTCGTACGGTCTTATGCAGGTCAACATGCACGGTGACATGGGGCCAAGGCGTAGACAGGCTTTTGGTATATCTACTAACGAAGAACTGTACGACCCATGGACTAACATGAAGGCCGCTCGACAAGTGTTCCTCTGGCACCAACAGTCGCAAGGAGACGGGTGGAAAGGTTGGACTACGCATGGCGGCAGTAGGTATGAATCCTTCTTACCAGCGGCGGGTGCGGCACAATACGTAGCAGAAAGTGGTTCTGAGGCGGGCGACCCCATGCCTGACCGCACACCTTCACGCTCAGGCTCAGTATTAACGGCTCGTGGGTCCACTACTAATAACTTCAACTCGTCTCCGACTATCAACGTATCTCCCGTTATCAACTTCAACGGTGCCCCCGGCACTCCCGATCTTCGACGTATCGCTCAGGACGTGAGTAGAATGATTAGAGAAGAAGTTGAGATGCTTGATTTGAGGAACGCCTGATGAGTTACCGTAATGATCAATGGTACAACCTAGGCTTAGGCACGGGCAATCGCCACGACCGTGCAACCGACTCCGGGTTCTCAGTTCCATTCGCTGACAATAACGAATTTGTGTACCCAACACGTAGGGTACGCACCCTAACTAGGGATGGTAGGGCTACTAGCACCCTTCTCAAGAGAGGTTACATACGGTCCTTGCTTACGGAGAGTTCTGTATCAAGGAAGTGTCAGTTCCAATTTAACCCAGCGTCCATCAATCAGTCTGTCGCGCAGAACAGCACGATTATCAACTTCCTACAGATGGACCCCTACCAGTATGCCCAGCCTATGCCGGGTAATGTTACCTTCCAATTCAGCCTGTTCTTTGATAGGACTATGGAGGTCAACAACCCGGAACGCGGTGCGATTCTGAATACGGTCAATGCTTGGGAAAACAACAGTCCTAGTGAAATTGGTGTGCTACACGACCTGTCGTCCCTGTTCTCCATCATTGGTGTTGGCGTCAGCGACTACATGGACAGCCTTATGCAGAACGCGCAGGAAGCAACTGGCGACGAAAGGGCTAGTCAATTCCTTAATAGGATTATTGATGTGTCTATTGACAACCGCACAGAGGACGCGGCTAGTAGTGGAAATGCAGACTTAGAAAGATCTACATATAGGAACTCTCTGTCTGAGTTAGTCAACATCAATAAGGGAAACAGTGCTTTTCTCTTGCCGCTCCCTGTTCGTTTAGTCTTCTCATCGTTGTATATTGTTGAAGGACTAGTAAACGATATAGATGTTTTGTTTACTAAATTCAGCACGCAGATGGTTCCCGTACAATGCAGCGTTAATCTGACTGTTGAAGCGAAGTACATTGGATTCGCCAAAGATAAGACGTTCTTTACTCACGTCCTAGACGATCTTAAGAACAACCCTAGTGTCGGCACTGGGCAATATGGGATACGCTCGGATATCGAAGGCGCTCATCTTGAAGCAGTTAAAGCGGATTTACGTAGAGCAGAGATATCCGTAATAACAAACTCATCTAGAGCATTTTCTAGTAGTTGGTCTGGCGCTAACCTTAGCAGTTTAATAAGTTTTAATGGAAGTAGCGAGTTACCAACGCCTAGTGACCCAGAGTCGGGCATACCGGAAGTCGTAGAAACAACAAAATCTAAGCAAGTAAAACTGTATTTCCCAGACGCCGCCATCGGCTCTGATCGTATATCGGGTTTGTTTGATTCAGGGGTTCCTACTCAGATTGAGTTCAATGCCAAAGTGTCTGCATGGAGAGTTGGGGATGATTCTATAAAGCAACGTATACGACAGGCAATGTCTGATGCGTCCACCAGCCCCACGGAGTACGGCCCCACAGGACAAGTTTCTGACTCTAATTTAAACACTGCTGTTTATGCCTCTGTTTATAAAAGCATATTAGAGGGGGTTAAGGAATCCAACGAAACTCCCAATACCTTCTCTATCACCAGTGACAGACAGGGCATTATTATAACTAGAAACTACACAACTGTACAAGAGTTGTGGAGTCTTGACCTGACTAGTGGTGGAAGGTACGCTGAGGAAGAAACTGAAAAGAACGCCGTGCTGAGTTGCTCTACAGCGGAGGAATGGCGTAGAGCGCTAGACGGCTACATCGTCAGTGTTCCATCTACATTTGGGCTTGATGACAGGAGTTTAACCGTAACTGTCGGAGGCACTGATTACAAGTACACCGAGCCATTGTCTTCTCAAAACATATTTGATTACTGGTTAATTTACGAAATTGGCATCGCTATTAACATCGATGGAAAAAGAGCATCTAGGTCTTTCGCGGTAGCCTCCAACCACGTTTATACAAGTGGGCAAAGCCTACCTACTTTGGAGAGAATAATTAGCCTTGACTGGGGGAATAACTAATGACTGCCTACAGCGCCGTATCACGTTACAAGTTAGACTCCACAGGGCAGACTGCTACTAGGTCGCCTAGCACTAGCACGTCCTACACACTGTATACGGTGCGTGATGGGGACACTGTAGAGCGTATCTCTGCCAAGTTATTTGGTACCACAGAGCGTTTTTGGGAGATCGCAGATCTCAATCCTCAGTTCAAGTTCCCTCTTGGGCTGTCTGTTGGAGACGTTATCCGTATACCGTCATGATTATTAAGCCTCCTTATGGGGTGTCCCCTTCTATAGAGTTGTACATCAGTGGGGCTGCCGTAGATTACGAAACTATTAATGCTTTTGAATTAGAACTATCTGAGAACCAGCATGACATGCTTGTTCTTGAGATATCTGGTATACCTCCTAAAGCGATTACCGAATACTGGGGCAAGCCCGTCCGTCTTGAGTTCCGTACCGGGGCTAACTTTCACCATAGTTTCTATGGTTATGTAGAAGACATCCGCCCCTTCTCGTTTACAGGGTTTGGCTTAGTCAACAGAAGCCCATTTCAGACTGCACGTATAGTGTGTATGGGTGCCTCCTACAACATGCGAGGCAGCACTAGTCGTCATTGGTTTGGTTATCGTGTTAGTTCTATAGCAAAAGAAATAGGACACAAACACCGATTCAGTGTAGACGCTCCGTCAGATGAGTACGTCGATGACACTCTTGTTCAGACCAACGAGTCTGACTGGCAGTTCTTGGTTAGATATGCAAACTCTTTGGGATACAAGGTTAACTCGCACGGCACTCACCTGCATATATACCGCCCAGACTCAGCCCTTAGTCGTCAGTCTTCTTACCACGTACTCAGTACGCTGATTAGTAAGCAAGCGGACATAGACGCTGCCCCCGGCAATATCATGGAATTCAGTGGGTCCTTCTCTAGGAGGAACATTGACGGTGACTATAAAGAGAGCGAGATCGCAGTAATAGGTAAAGACAATAGTCTTTACAATTTAAGATCTAGCACCCTTTCCAACGGTAATGGTTCTAACAGGTTCCCCAACAGGATGAATGATTACGCTGACAACGTAGCGCAGGGTAATAGGCGGTTAAAGCAAGAAGATAGAAGTTCTTACGACTACTACGCGGATGCGCGTGTCATCGGTGTTGCCGGGTGCGTTCCGGGTGGGGTAGTGTTGGTGGATCAGTACGCCAGTGATTTTGACGGGTTCTGGTATGTACAATCAGTCAAGCACATAGTCAACAGTAGGGCCTACGTGACAGAACTTCGTTTAGCGAAGAACAAGAATACAGAGATGTTGTTTGACGGTACGGCCCCGTTCCAGCCACCACCTGAACCGTACTACGACTTCGATCAATGGGTTTCTACAAAGGCGCGGTTCAATGAGTACCAGTAGTTTTCAGATTCATAGAGCGGTCGTTCAGTTCTCTGATACGGCTACCGGTACAGCCAAGGTTCGAGTGCCCGCACTGCTCGGCGCGGACCCGGTGGTGACTATACCTAACGTGGGGCTAACGCAGACAGACGGTGTGTGGAACGTGCCCCCAGCAGGAACAGCCCTGTTCATCGCAGTTAACCATGATCGAACTCTTTTCTACTGGTTGACGGCGCTGGATACCATAGGGTATGACGAGTACGAGCCTGTACTGAATGACATCATCACCGCCACCGGTGAGCCAATGGGGCACGCTGACCGCACCGACAGCGCGATGTCATTTGATAACAGCACCCGCACCTTTACGATTCAGCCTGTGGGAGACTCGTACGACGTGTGGTGTGTGGGAACGAAGTACACCAAGACCACCGCTGAATCCGTGACTATTCCAGATACCACGGGGCTGTACTACATCTACTTTGATACAGAGGGGGCGCTTCAGTACCGCACCTCATACTTCGTATGGGATCAGGACTGCCCCACTGCCTACGTGTACTGGAACGCCGCCACC